ATTCTCAGCCGCTGACGAAACTGGGCTTGTGCTGGATAAGGAATGGATCGCCGCAGAGGATGAGCGCACAAGGGAAGATCATGCGCTTGCCAATGGCCAGATCGTCGGGAAGGATGAGCCGTTTGACATCGGCGGCGAAGCCATGATGTATCCGGGTGATCCAGCCGGAAGCGCGGGGCAGGTCATCAACTGCCGATGCGCCATTGGCTGGGTCGTCAAAGACTAGCGACGACTTTCAAGATCATTCATGACATAACATGACAAGGCCGCGCAATCTGTTGACAAGATGCGCGGCCTATGGTTTGATGCAGTTGTAGCTGTAGAGGCTATGCAATCAAACCTGTGAGGAACTAATGTCATATCTTGATACAGTATTCAATGGCACCGCATCGGCGCGCGTCATTACGGTAACGCCAGAACTGGCGCGCATCATCTTGAACGATCACAACCGCGACAATCGCGCGGTAAAGCCTGCCGTTGTCAAGAAATACGCAAGGATGATGCAGATTGGCGACTGGAAGTTGTCACCGGAAACAATCTCTCTGTCAAATACTGGCAGGCTTTTGAATGGGCAGCACAGGCTTATGGCCGTCGAGGCTTCTGGCGTTACAGTCAGCTTTCTTTTCGCGTATGGTTTTGATGAGGATGTGTTTTCCGTTCTGGATCGCGGCGCGGCCAGAACAATGTCCGATGCGCTTGGAACTGACAAGAAAGTGTCGGAAGCCGGTGGGCTTTTGGCAAGATTGGCTGGCATAAAAAGCATTAGCGGCACTGTGTCTGATGGCGATGTAAGGCGCGCAATCACAAGAATATCATCGACGCACAGTGATTTGATGGGACACTGCAATAGCGCCGCCAAAGTATTTTCCAGCGCGCCCTTTCGGTTGGCATGTGTCGCGCGGGTCATGTCTGGAGAAAGCAAAGAATACGCATTCGATCTTTATCGAAATTTAGTATTGGGCCACACTGAGAATATCCCGCCAGTAGGACACGCCGCTGTGAGGTATGTATTGACCAATAAACTAGCGTTAGCCGGTGGCCAAGCGCAGATGGTTTGGGCTTGCTTGGCGTGGGATATTTTTGGAGAAAATATGAAGAGCAGATCAAAAATGGCGATCAGATACAATGCGGAAACCGTTGCGAAGATCATTGATGCGACGGGTTACAACCATGCGTAAATACATCCGCATCGGGCTTTCAGATGATGACGAGGCTGCGCTTGCTAACGCCAAAGCAAAAGCTGAGGCGGCTACAGGGCTGGCAATGTCTGATAGCCTTTTTGTTCTGAGCCTGTTACGGCAAGCGATCAAGCCAAAGGCATAACTACACCTGCGCACATATCATTAGGCCAGCCTGCAACGGCTGGCCTTTTGCGTTGCGTCTAGCGTTTCATGCAGCGTTATGGTATAACATAACAAACTTATGCAGGGCAGACGCATGATTGAGCACAAGCAAGCCGCTTTCGAGTTGAAGAAAGAGCCTGACGCTGACGGCGAATTTGAGGGCTATGCCTCTGTTTTTGGCGTAGTGGATCAGGGCCTTGATGTTGTCGAGCGCGGCGCATTTACCAAAACGCTAGGCTCTGGCCGCAAGGTCAAGCTCTTGTGGCAGCATGAGCCTGAAAAGGTCATCGGGGTTCTGGACGTTTTGAGCGAGGATGAGCGCGGACTATATTTCAAGGGCAGGCTGTTGAAAGGCATCCGCCTTGCTGAGGAAGCCATGGTTATGCTGCGAGCCGGGGCTATTGAAGGCGTTTCAATCGGATATCGCACGGTTGAGGCTGTGCAAGAAGGCGGCGGTCGCATTCGGAAGTTGCTTGAGGTGGATCTATTCGAGATCAGCCTTGTGACTTTCCCAATGAATGAGGCCGCAAAGGTTACTGGCGTGAAGTCGCTGACGACTGAGCGGGAGTTTGAGGCTTTCCTGCGGGATGCAGGATACAGCCGCAAGGAGGCCACGGCGCTAACGCTGCATGGCTTCAAGGGCCTAACCGGACTGCGGGATGCTGGATCGGATGATGGCGATGAGGGGGCAAAGGCCCTATTGCAATCACTGAAAAACCTGAAAGAGGCATTCCATGTCTGATGAAGTTAAAAAGGCGGTTGATACGATCAACACCGCGTTCCAAGAGTTCAAGTCGGCCAATGACGCGCGACTGAAGGAAATCGAAGCCAAGGGCGCAGCCGATCCGGCAACGGAAGCCAAGCTGGCAAAGATCGAAGCGGATCTTGAGATCGCTCAAAAGAAGGCCGATGAGGCTGTTTTGGCGACGAAGCGTCAATCCCGCGTTGTCACCGATGAAAAGGGCAACGAGGTTGATCTCGATCAGAAGGCTTTGGCATGGGCAGATATGATCGCCCGTAAGTCGGGGAGCCGTGCCGCCAACTTCGGGGCAAAGGAATTGGACGGCTACAAGGGCCAGTTCATGTCCTACCTGCGCAAAGGCGATCAAGTGATGGGGGCTGAGGAGCTTAAGGCTCTTTCGGTCGGGTCCGATCCTGACGGCGGCTATGTTGTTTATCCCGACATGTCGGGCCGCGTTGTGACGAAGGTTTTTGAGACCTCGCCAATGCGCGCATATGCTTCCGTGCAGACGATCAGCACCGATGCGCTTGAGGGTCTGTTTGATCTCGATGAGGCTTCCTCGGGCTGGGTTTCGGAGACGCAAACCCGTGCAGACACAAGCACACCGCAACTGAAAACGTGGCGCATCCCTGTCCATGAACTCTATGCGTTCCCAAAGGCTACGCAGAAAATTCTGGACGATGCTGCGATCAACATGGAACAATGGCTTTCCATGAAGGTGGCGGAGAAGTTTGCACGTGATGAGGCTACGGCTTTTGTCACTGGCGACGGTGTTTCCAAGCCGCGCGGGTTCCTGACCTACACTGCGGGCACCACGCTTCCCGGCACCATTGAGCAGGTCGCTACTGGCGTATCTGGCGGCTTTGCGGCTGCACCCAATGGAGGCGACGTGCTGATTGACGCTTTGTATGGCCTCAAGGCTCAATACCGCGCCAATGCGACATGGTTTATGAACCGTGCTACCACGAAGCTTGTGCGCAAGCTCAAGGACAGCAACGGCGAATATCTGTGGGCACCCGGTCTTGCCGCTGGCCAGCCTGCCTCGCTGATCGGCTACCCAACTGCATCGTTCGAGGATATGCCTGATCCGGCTGCATCCTCGCTGTCGATTGCTGTTGGCGATATGCGCGCTGCTTATCAGATCGTTGATCGGGTTGGCATCCGCGTGTTGCGTGACCCCTACACCGCCAAGCCATACGTCGGTTTTTACACCACGAAGCGCGTGGGCGGCGATGTCGTGAACTTTGAGGCTTTGAAGCTGGTTCGCTTCAACACCTGATATCAACATTAGGCCGGGGGTGATCCTGCCCCCGGTTTTCTTTAGCGCACAAGGAGTATGCCATGCGCGATGGTCTTTCAAACACTCAAGTCATCCGGGGCGCGGATCAAACGCTTTCCGGCACCACTGCAAACGCATCCGCAGCGTTTGACGTTCGCGGCTTCAGCACTGCCGTTTTCGATCTGGAAACGGGCGCGGTAACTGATGCTGGCACCGCCGATGGTTTCACCATGGTATTGCAGCATTCCGACACGCTTGTCGGGACTGACTTTGTTGCCGTTCCTTCGGGCGAGTTTTCCGGGACAGCTTCTGTCTTGCTGGATACAAACGACAACATCATTGCGGGTTCCATTGGGTATCTTGGCAACAAGCGCTACGTCCGCGCTGTCATCACGGGCACGACTGGAACGGATGCGGTTGTTCACGTCAAGGGCAACCTTGGCAAGCCTCACCGCGCCCCTGTGACGCGCGTGGGCGCAACTGTGGCCACAACCTGATCTTAGCGATGGGCTGGGAAACTGGCCCATTTCATAAGCACAGGGGGCAACATGCCAGTTGTATTACATCAAGATTGGGCTTGCGCGCCTGACGGCCACACAACGCATCATTTCAAGGCTGGAGATGTTTTGGAAGGCAAAGTAGCGGATATGGCTTTGAATGATGGCGTTGGGTTTACGCCTGTATCTGAGGTAAAGATTGATCCACCGCTTGAAACGAAAAGAGGCCGTCGCAAATGAGCCTTCGCCAGCGCATCACGTTTACCCAATATCGCGGTCATGCGATTGTTACCGCTCCAGCTTCTGAGCCAATTACCGCAGACGAATTGCGCGCACATCTTCGGGAAACAGTTGATGGTTTGCCATATGATCAAGCCGACGCATTGATTGCGGAAGCACGCGAGTTGATCGAGGAAACGACTGGCCTTGCGATGATTAATCAAACGCACCGCATGGCGTTGGATTATTGGCCTGTTGGGCGGGAACAGTGGTGGGATGGCGTCCGAGATGGCGCAATCAGCGATATGGGCGTTGCAAACAGCATCCGAGCGGTGACGTTGCCAAGGTATCCGCTGTCTTCCATCGCATCGGTGAACGTCTACGATGAGGCAAGCAACGCAACATCCGTTGTCGTGGCTGATACGTTTGACATTGACACGTATAGCAAGCCTGGGCGGATGGTTTTGCAAAGCGGGGCCACATGGCCGATTGCTTTGCGCGGATCAAACGCTATCGAGATCACTTATGTCGCGGGATTTGGCGCTACATCTGCAAGCGTTCCGGCAATCCTTCGCAGAGCCGTCAAACAGGTAGCTGCATACCTATACTCACATGCGGGCGATGATTGCACAGCCGACGATGCTTTAGGCGCTGCTGCATCGCTTCTGAGCGCCTATAGTGTGAGGCGGGTATGAGCCACCCAACGCCGTTTGACATTGCAACGGGCGGGGCAAGTGGCTGGCGATCTGTAAAGGTTGAAGGCCGCAACACTGCCATTGCGCAAACCTATGAGCCTGTCGCGCCGTCTGGTGTTTACATGACGCCACAGGTGGGGGCGCAGGCACAGCTACGCATTCGCGCGGGCGGCAATGCAAACGACACAGCAACAGGATTGGGCGCGCGGGAGGTGCAGCTTTATGGTCTTGATGAAAACGGGATCGAAGTCACGGCAACAATCGCAACGGCTGGGGCAAGTGCAAGCCTCGCAACGTCGCAATCGTTTCTT